TCTTGAATTTTACTATACTTAGAATCGTTCCATTTAGATTTAGGAACTTCTATAGAATAATTGTACCCTTCATTTTTAACAAATTTTCCGTTTATTTTAGTAGAAACGTAATTGTTGTCTAAAATGTTTTGCATATAAAATACAGGATTATGTTTAACTTTCCATTCTTCAAAAGTCCGAAAACCGTCAGGTTCGTCTTTTACTGAATCCTCTTTAGATAATAAATCTGCATTATAGTTAGCTATTTTTTGTTCTTGTTTTTCTAACTCTTTAACAACTTTTGCTGCTCCTATTTCTTTTTCTAACTCTAATATATAAGAAGAATTATTTACAAACTCTAATGTACCTTCAGTAGTTTCTTTATATAATTTACGTATATCTACAATAGTGTGATTTTCTTTTTTCCAATTAAAAAAATTAGTCCAACTTTTACTATTTTTTGCTTTTCTAGCGGTATTTAATAGTTTTTTTCTAGTATCATAGTAATCTTGATTATATTCACTTACTAAATTTCCAGTTAATTTTCCATCTTGATCTTCTTGAGCAAAAACATAAAATTTATCTTTTTTAAAAGCCTCTTTAGTGTTTAACCTTACTACATACTCTTCTACTTGTTTTTGAACAATTTGAGCCTCGGCATTTGCGGAATTGTTTGCTTTTCTTATAAACTTATCTACAACTCCTAATATAACATTATCTGATCTAGATAAATCTAGCATTAAAGAAGTAAAACTACTTATATCCTCTTGAGCACCTACCACTTCTTCTTTAATTAAATCACTAGCAGAGGATTCTTTTTTAGTTATTTCAAATAAATGATCTTTAGTGATAGTTTCCCATTTACGTCTTAATTGCTTGGCTTCAGTTTCTAAAGCTGCAATTAATTCAACCGCTTTACCCCCTTGATCTAAATCTAAATCAGATAGTAAAAACTCAGAAGCATCTTTCCATGAAGTTAAAGTTCTTAGTACAAAATCTAAATCAGAAGTACTTACTTGAGGTTTTGCTAAAATGTTTCTAACTCTATTTAATTCGTTTTTTCCTATTTGTAATACGGTAGATAGTACAGATTCATCGTCTAAAGCTTTAACATCATTTTCAAGCTCTTCTTTTCTAGCTTCCAATTGCCTTACTTTAACTAAATCTTTATTTAATTTAGCTTTATTGATAGCATTTTCTACAATACTTATTCTACTTTTAAGTATTTGAGTTACTTTTTTATACTTTTCTTCTTCCCTTTGAGCTTCAGATAAATCTTCATTTTGTGCTTGTACTATACTATTAATTGTCTCTTGACTTATCGTAGTAGGATCGACTTCTGCATTGTCTACTAAGAAAAGAATATCTTCAATTGCTTTACTTAAACTTGTATTAGGTGTAACTCCTAACACTTCTAAAATATTATTTAAAATCTCTTTAAAACGTTCTAATACGGATTTAGTAGAATCGTAAGGAATAGTGTTCATTGCTTCCTGTAAACCTTTTTCTGTTAGTATTCCTGTAATAAATTCAGAAATTACTAAATTAGTATTATTTATTCCTTTAAGATCGGCTATACCATAATACTTACTTTTAAGTTCTGAAAGCCTTGCAATATCTTCCATACTTTTAAAGTTTTTAGCAAAAAGTTGCTCAAACTCTTGAAGTTCTGCTGCATTCATTCCCGCTACTTCTCCGTTAATTACCTTAGTTCTAATATTAGTTCTAAGATTCTTAAGAGATTCTATAGCCTGTTCTTGTTTAGCATTCTGAGGATTAAGTAAAGAACCTACAGTAACAGCGTGTAAAGATTCGTGTAAAATTAAACGCTCTAATTCCTGAATATCAGTAGGATTTTTAAATTTTAAAGTATTATATGATATTCTACCCGCTTTGCCTAAAGTCGTATAAGCTTTACCCTTACCTGTTATATTCTGATCTTCAGATATAGTCCAGTTAGTTAATAAATTTGTAGCTTTTAAAAATTTAGCTAATTCTACATGTTGAGGTATAATACTTGTAGCTAAAATGTTGTCAATAGTAGTAGCAACATTAGTATCTACTAAAAGATTTTTTTCTTCATCTACTGTTTTATTAACTATAGGAGTGGTTTTAGCTTGTGGTAATTTTGTTGCTACCTTAACTGTTATCTTTTCAACTACCTTTTCTGATTTAGGTGTAGTTAAATTTTGAGGTGCAGTTAGGTTAGTAGCCACTGCGTCAATAGCTAAATTAGCATCATATTGATTAAAAAATCTTTCATTAAGTGTACTTATAAGTTTATAAACTCTACTATCGTCTTCTAAAGTTTCATTGTACATTACTAAAATCTCACCTTCAGGAGAAGTTAATCTAATTATAGGAGGATATTCAGGAGAAGCCGTACCGTTTGCAACTTGATCTTCTGTAATAGTTGAAAAATTCTTATCATTAGCCATAGGAGAAGGTAAGATATAAGAATTTCCTATTTTTTTAGTAAATTTACTATTTACTTCTTGTGTTAAATAAGGATTATGTTGCACATACTGTAATGTAAATTTATTTAAATCTGCATTAACTACAGTTTCCACTAAAGCGGGATTATTAAAATTAACTTTATTTAAGCTTGCAGTAAATCCTAAATTAACTAATTCTTCAAAAGGTACATACTTAGTAAATTCATTAGCTTGTTGCTGTCCCCCATTTAGATAAGTATATTTAACTAAATCTAAACCCAATTGTTTAGTAGCACTGTCTCTAAACAAATCTTTAAATCCTTGATATATTGGAATTTCGTCTAAATTTTCTCCTGCCGAAGAATTGTATTTAATTAATGCAGGTTTATTGCTGTTTTTAGGATTAAACTCAAAACTAAGTCTTTTTATAAAAGGATTATTTTTACCTTGTACAGTTTTAGCAAAATTTTTAATTCTAGTAGCTAGAGATTGATTATCTTTAGTATCAAAAAACAATTTTCTTCTTTCCTTAGAAGCATCTTCAAATAACCCATTATTATTTTGAGAAAATACATAAGATTTTAAACTGTTCCATATTTGTTTTTTATTGTCAGTTGAAAGCTCTCTACCAAATACCCATTCAAGTTGTTCTAAACTCTCCTGCACTGTTCTTTTTTCGTAAGGAAACAAACTATCCTCTTCTGACAAAAAGGTAGTGTAAGCCGACATAAGCCCTAATTGGGTGGCAATATCATTCATGCTTTTAGAGAAAAAGGAATCCCCTTCAACACCTGACAATAATTCAGAAGCATTATCTATTAATTTATTATTATAAATAACTTTTTGAATATCTACTACCTTATCAGCAACTTCAAAGAAATTTTTACCTAAACCCTTACTATCACTGTTTACTGCTCTTTGTATTTTACCTAAAGCTTTGCCATACATTTCAGCTTTTCTAAATTTTTCTAAAGCTAATAATTGTATTTCTTCATAAGTTATTTTTTTGTTTCTATATTCTACTCCTTTTTGTATACTACCTTTCATTTGCTCCCTAGTTAAAGGAAAATCAGCATCTTTAAGTTGTGCGGATTTAAAAGCTTCTTTGGAAACTTTATCTCTAAGAAGATTAACATATTTAGATTTTAACTTATTATAAATAGTTTCTTCTGTTACTCCTTTTTCAGCACTACTGCCTCTTAAATTATTAACTTCTTTAGCGTATTCTACTAATATATCTTGACTAGTAAAATAAGCTACAAAATCTTCAGTAAAACCTAATTGAACTAGTATTCTTTCTACTGGAAAAGTTACAGAATTGGAATTAATTTTACCTAATATAGGATTTTTTTCATTATCTACAGCAGCAGATTGGTAAGCTGCTATAACTTCATTTATAGTTCTAATTCCGTCCCAAGTCTCCCCTTTACCTAAATCTGTTAATTTTATAGCATTACCATTATCTTCTCCAAATACAAGAAAAGGGGAAATAAAGTTATTACCTTTTAAACTAAGTTCTGTACCCTGTAGTATAGAATTAAATGTAGAATCTAAAGATTTAACACCTATACCCGCTCTACCTTCTAAAGATTCTAAATATTTTTGAGTCCAAAAAGTTTGAGAACCGTTAAGAGGTTTAACTCCACCTAATCTAGCTTTTCGAGCATTATCTATTTCTATAGCAAGATTAGTTTTACCTTTACCTCCTTCCAATAAACCAAAACCTAAAGGTCTAATTATTTTGTTAAAAACGGATTCATTAGTTAATACGCTTTTATGCATATCTATAATGTCGTTATTAGTTGATTTAGCTTTTAATACTGTTTCATTATCTACAGTATATTCAGGCTCATAAATATATAATTTATCTACATCAAAATCTGACCCCATTTGAATAATAAAATTTCTAGGAGTAATAATTGTATTTTGATAAATTTCAGGCAAAAAACCTACTATTTCAAGGTAAGCCATAGAGTTATGACCCTGTGTAGGAATCCTAAACCCTATGGCTTCTAACATCTTTTTTGGAACTTTATTGACATCCAATAAACCAGTTGTTTTATCAATATATTTCTTTATATCCAAAAGAGCACCTTGACTATCTTTAAACCTTTGTGGTACTATAACTTGTGCAGCTTTGACTTCACCGTCTTCCACTCTCATAGGCTTTAATCCTATTTCAGAATCGTAAGAACTAGTATAAACTATACCTTCACTTTTTCCCCCAAAACCTTCTTCACTTACCAATACTAGACTTCTACCTGAAAGTTTTTGTTTAATTACTCTATTTGTATACAATGAAGTAACTAAAGATTCATATTTATCAGAACTAGGACTACTCCAAAAAGGCATAACAAATTTACCTGTAGCTCTATCTAAAGAGAGCATTAATAAATCATTAATATTATAATCCCTATCTATAGCTTCTTCTTGTAAAATGCCACGAAGTTTTTTTATGTCTAAATCTCCGTTTGTTGTGATATCTTCATTAAGCTCATTTAACGCTTTAGCAGAAAGATCATAATTAGCTTCTAAAAACTTTTCTTTTAAGGCTTTAGCTGTAATTTTTTTACCATCAAAAGAAAACCCATCTAAATTTAAAATACTATCAAACAAAAGTTTAGATATTTGAGAACCTCTTAATATATTATCTTTACTTGGATCGTATGGAATATCTTGTTGTATTCTTAAACCTCTTCGAGGTACATTAATACTAAAAGGAGTAAGGTCTAAATCTTTAGAAGTTTTACCGTCTTTATTAAAAAGTGTAGCAAATTCTCTACCTCCTAATTTTGTAGCAGAAGTAAAAGCTAATCTTACTGGAAGTTCTTTAGTTTTTTCTAAAGTTTCCATAGCTATTCTAATATTATCTAAATCTGTACCTTTAGTAAGTTCGGGAATTAAAGGAAAACTTGCAGATTTTATATATTCTACTCTAACCATATCTTCTTCGGTGTCTACTACACTATCAGAATATACGGGTTTCATAGGTTGTAAAATAATACCTAAATCTTTTTGATCTAACTTTAAACTGTTTTCTTCTGTTTTAATCTTATTTAGTATTCTATTGTATACATCTGTATCAAGTCTACCCTGTTGATAAAGAACGGTTAAATGTTCTTTTAATGTTGTTAACTCTACAGCATCCGTACCTTCTATAGCTTCATAATCACTAGCTAAATCTTTTATTCTGTTTCTTAATTCCGCTATATTTAAAGCATTTACTAATCTATCAGAAGCATAAACTCTTACAAATTCTTCGTTAATGTTGGAAAGAGCTAAATCTTCGCCTGATGCAATATCTTTAGCCAAACGTTTACCTACGTTACTCCAAGTGTTTTGAATATCTTTTTTATAAAATAATGCAGGATCGCCAATAAAAGCTTGATGCATATTAAAATTAGCTAAATAAGTATTTACTACAAAATCTGTAGCCATCCATATTGATTGCTTTTGAAAATCGGCAGCAGAAGTTTTTGCAACTACCATTCCTGAAAGAAAATTAGAATCTACATTATTAAATATGTTTTTATTTTTAGCGTCTTTACCTATAATATTAAGCTTATTCCAATGCTCTATTTTACTTTTAATTTCTTGATTAAAATTTTCTGCTATTTTTTCTCTTATAATACTTCCTACAGCTACTTGTTTACCTTCTATTTCTACTGTAGAGGTGTAACTTAAAAGTCTTCCTCCTTTCCAAATTTCAGGAGAAGAGTCTTTATTTAAAAAATCATAAAAGAAAAATTTATTTGCTCCGTCTTTGTAACCTTTAGTAGTAGGGGCAGTTCCTTGATCTTGTAATTCTTGAAATCTTCTAATTCTTTTAAATTCCGAATTAGCTACACTAAATAAAGCGTCTAAACTTGATTTATTAAAAGTTACTTTAGATGAAACTTTATCTATAACAATAGAAGTGTCATGTCTAGGTGCAGTTACTAGATAAGAAGTAGCTTTTCCTGGTATACTGTATACAAATTTACTTAAACGAGAAGTCTTTCTACCGTTTAAATTATTATGATAAGCAGCAAGTCTAAAAACTTCTTGATCTTTTTCGTACATATCTGTCATAGATACTCCTTTTTTTCTACCTTCTCTCATACCGTCTATAGGAGAAACTTTAAAATGTTCTTTAAAGTAGGTATCATTTTGTAAAGAGTATAACCAGTTTTCGTATAAAGGAATTTTACCTTCCTCGTCTTGAAAATAAGTACTATTAAAAGAAACTAAAGATAACTCTTTAGCTTTATTAGTAGTAAGAAGTTCTCTTGTTCTGGAAGTTAAAAATTTATTTAGTCCATAAGCATAAACTAAATCATTGTTTATATTTCTTAAAGAATTAGAATGTGTACTTGTATTATATTTAGCTTCCAATCTAGCTAAAGCTTTAAAACCGCTATTATTTGCTAAAGGGTGATTAATTTCTAAAAGATCATTTTCTTTTAAATTACTTAAACCGTCTTTAATTAAAAAGAATAAACCATCTTTATCTTCGTACTGTCTTCTTAAGCTTTCTTTTTTATTAATCCTAAAAAGACTTTTATGTACTTCAGGACTAACATCAATACCAAGTTTTTCTAAAATTTTTAAAGAAGAGTCTAATGATAAATCAGAATTATTAATTCTAGCTATCATTTTAGTTGCTTCTTTTTTATTTATGATAAGATCGCCTTCATTATTAACTGTAACTAAAAAAGTTTGTTTAAAATTTTGTAACCAAAACTCTTGAATAGTTTTAGTTAAATTACCTCTATTTGAGTCTGAAGGAAAAAAGTTAACTGTACCATTTTTATTTTTTCTAACTTTAAGAAACTCATAACCATTATGTGTTTTAGTGGCAGCAACTACAAATTGATTAATAAGTCTTTGTTTATCTTTTCCTGTATAATTATCAATTTCATTTAAGATACTATGTAAATAAGGTTTAGAAGGAGAAGCTTCTTCTAGTTTTTTTCTAATATCTTCCCATACAGGGGCAGTATCAGTAGTAACAGAAAGTACACCTTCCCAAACAGTATCTAAAGACATATATTTAGGTATATTTTCTATACCTAAATGCGTACCTTTTACTAAATATGTACCTTTAGTAGGATCATATTCAGTATCAGCAATAAAAGCAAAAAATTGTTTTAATTGTGTGCCTGCTGTATTTTTTGGATTTAATTTAAATACCCACTCGTCTTCCCATTGTAGATTGTCAGAAATATCTAATTCCGATAAAGATAATATAGCAGAATCTACTTCTCTTTCATTAAGTCTTCTTTTCTTAACTATACCTAATCTTTGTAATTTTTCTTGAGCTAACCTTCTAAAGTCTTTTTGATTTTTTACAATGTTTTGAAATCTTGCTAAGTCTATACCTTTTATTTCATTAATAAAATTATTAAATTCTACAAGATATCCCGCCTCTCCTTTATCTCTTATTTTACTAAGAATGTAACTATTAATAGTGTCTATAACCTCATTTTGAGTATAAGAACTATAACCCGTAACTAGTATGTTTTCAAAACGTAAAGCTTCAGGCAAATCTAAACTTATTGCACTTATAGAAGAGGCTTCTATATTTATTTCATTCCAAGTATTACCAAATTCATCAGTAACTTCATTAACGTCATATAATTTATTAAGTATATTAGTTACTCTATTAGAATAGAAAGCTTCAATAGGTTTAAGTTTTTCAATACCTTGAGATTTCATCTCTTGTTTTTGGGCTTCTAACTTTTGTAACTTACCCTTAACAGCACTATCAATTTCTGTTATAGAATTTTTTAAATTGTCTGGAATTGTTTCAAATTGAAAAATGTCTACTCCTACATCTTTTGGATCTGCGTACCAACCGTCTTTCTCTATGCTAGGTTGTTCTCCCGGTTCTACACTTTTATCTTTTTGTAGATAGTAGTGTGTTATATCATTAAGTTTAAAACTTTTTATACCTTTCTTTAATTCATTTATTTCAGTATCTAAACTTTTAATTTCATCAGCAATAGTTTGATGCCCTTCTACTTTAGCAGCAGTTTCACCTGTAGGAAATAATACTTTTTCATAACCTTTCTTAGCACTATCTTGTACTATAGATTGTATAAAGAAATTAACCCAATTACCTTTTTTGTTTAATAGTTGTAGAAAGTTGTTAGTTGGATTAGGTAAAGATTGTAACCTAGCTAATTCTTTATTAGCGTCTTCTTTAGATGCGTGGAACGATAGTCTTTCTCCTTCATAAGTTTCAACAGTAAATTCTGTTTCACTAGACTGTCCAATTGTAAGTTTTTTATTTTCAGAAGATATTAAATCTTTTTTATCCCTACCTTTTTGAAATAAATCAGATTGTACTTCTAGTACTCTACGAGTTTTGGTTCCTTCAAAATTATCTTTACCAAATATACCTTCTATAGAAGTATCTTCATCTCTTAAATTTTTACCTTGTACTTCATCACTTCTGAACCAACCTATACCATTATCAGTACTAAATTCTGCATGACCTTTAATATTAGGTATAATAGCAGGTGTAGCTATTTCATTTTCTGTATAGTTAGTACCACCTGAAACTGTTAGGTTAGAGTAATGCTGGGTTGGGTTATCATTAAGGTTGTCATTTATGCTTTGTAAACCCTTTTCATATTCCTCTTTAGTTAAGTCAATAATTTCACCAGTTTCTATGTTTTCTTTCCAAAAAGTATCATTATCATAACTATCATATTTAAAATTTTCATCTCTAATATCATCTCCAAATAACAAATTACCAGTTTTAAGTTTTTCTTTAGCAGTATTAACCTCAACAACAAAACTATTATCAGCTAATAAAGATGTAATTATTTCTTCTCTATCAGTAATATTTTTATCTAGTATAATTTGCTTTTGTTCTTTAGGTATTTGAAGTTCTGTTAAAATTTTATTTAAATCCCAACCTGCTTTTTCTCCCTTAATAAACACTTGTTCCGCTTTAGCAGAAGCTAATAGAGTAATTGATTTAAGATTATATTGAACTTGATTTTGTTTACCTAATAAATTTTCAGCAAGATCGTCACTTTCTACAGTATCACTATTTTTTCCTGTTACTTTACTGTTAGTTAAAGAGCCTGATAAAGTTATTTTACTTTCAGGCTTATTTTCTTTAGCAATTACTATTTTAGGTTGTATTTCAGGAGCTGTACCATCTTGAGGTGTAGCAAACTCCATTGTAGGCTGTACGAAGTAAGTTACTTCTGTATCATTTAAAGGAGCAGCTATAATATTAGTTAAACTATGTGCAGCTATAAAGTCATTATAAGATTCGTAACTTTCTTCCTCTGTAACGTATTCACCTGTTTCAGTATCTACTTTTAATAAAGGAAGTTTAATAGGTCTATTGTTTTTAATTTGATTTAAGTCAATATTCATATACATTCCCGCTAGATGTTTTTCTAAAGCAGCTAATAAAGCTTCTGCTTGTGCAGGAGGTGAATTTTTAGTAATAGAAAGGGGTTTTTTGCTTGTTTCAGCTATTAATATACCATTACCTAAAACTTCTAAATATTTTTTATCATCAGGTTTAACGTTTTCCGAGACTTCAGTTAAAAATTCTGTATCATTTAATCTTCCATCAGAGTAAACAAAGTTGTTAAAGAAACTTCTTAAACCCGCAAAAGTCCTAATGTCTATTTCAAATTTAGTATTTAAAGTATTTATAGCTATTTGACCAGATTCGCTTATTTGATCGTCTTCAGCTAAAAATAACATTAAACCTGCTTTCATAGAATCTACATAAGATTTAGATAAAGTTTTAATGTCTAAAGGTACGCCCATTTCTTTTCCCTCTACAGGAGTTGGAAGTATAGCATATAAACGACCATTTAAAAACTCTTGTTTATTAACTAAAGGGTTAGGATAACTATCATCTTTGTTAACATAAAGGTTTCCGTTTTTACCTAAAGCAAAACTAACTCCCGAAGGCATAGCTTCATTAACGTTATAACGTCCTCCTTTAAAATCTCTATTTAAAACACCTAAAGTTTTTTTAGTTATTATACTATCAAAAGTTTTAGAAGTGTATAAAAATTCTCTTAATTTTTTAAGATTTGTTTTTTGTAATTCTAAATTATCCGTAGGATTGCCTTCAGAGTCATAAGTTACCTCAACAACTCTATTTCTGTTTATATAATCTATAGTATGTACGTAACCTATAATCTTATCACCCTTTTTAATAACAATAGGTACACGTTCTGCATCCTCTTTAAACTCTTCGTAAGCTTCATTTTCCGTATCAATAGCAAGTGTTATTTTATCTCCTACTATTATACCATTAGGTCTAAATACATCTAAATTAGTATTATCATTAATTGTATTAGAAGTACTTCTTATACCATCTTCATCTTCTTCATAGTCTTGAGCTAAATAAGCAATAGAAGGAGCGGCATTAATAAGTAAACCTTCATTAGTGTTATTATTTTCTTCTATAAGAGTATCTAAGGCTTCTTTCTCTTCTTCTCTTTCTTTGTTAGTAAGACCTTGATAGCCTTCTAATCCTGTATCTAACTTAGGGTCTTCATTATTTAAATCAGCTTCTAGAGAAGAAGAATTAGTCTTGGGATCAGAATCTTTTTTAGCGTTGTCTGCCTCAATTTGATCTTTAGTTTTACCAAAATTACTAACATTTTCTTCTTCTTCTACTTCTTCTACTTTAGTTTTACCAAAATTACTGGAAGGAGCTTCTTTTTCTAAAGTTTTAACTGCTGTTTCGGTATCTTTTTGTTTCTTTTCAGCTTCTAATTTTGCTTTAGCTAAAGTTTTAGCTACTTTTTCTTCTTTTTTAGCATCTTTAGCTAACTTATCTTCCAATTTTTTTTGAAAATCCTTATTTACTTTTTCGACTTCTTTACCTACACTGTCTGTAAAAGCTTTTTTACCTTCTCTAGTGTAAAGTTTTCTATAATCTTTACCTATTTCTTTACCCATTTCGGCAAATAAAGCCCTTTGTCCTTCCAAAGGAGTAATTGTTTCAAAATAGAAAGTAGCTTCTTTAAATAAATCACTAATAGATAAATCCGCCTCACTAGTAGGTTTATTTTTATAAACTTCTTTTTCTGCTTTAATTTCCTCTTGAACCGCAAGAAGCTGTTGTGTAATACTTTTAGTTAACTTAGCTTGACCTTCAGCAGAAGTTACTCCCGTAAGAGTATTAGCAACATCTTTATAATTTTCATCATTAATAGTACTTAAAGCGTTTTTTAGTCCTCTTTTTTTAGCTTCAAGTTCTAATACTCTGCTTTCATATAAAGAAAAATTACCTTCAAATTGCGGTCTTATTTCTTCAATAATCTTATTTATCTCTTCTGTAGATTTTTTATAACTTTCAGCAGCTAAGTGTTTTCTAAAACCTTCTTGAGCAAATATGGAATTTAAATCAGAAAACTGCTCTTCTATATTTTTATACTCTCTAGTAAGTTGTGCAAGTGTTCTTGCCCTATCAGAAGCTTCATTTTTATAAGAATTTTCTGTTATAGAGTCAGTATAACCTTTTCGCATTGCTTCAGTTCTACCGTCTTTTTCTAAAGACTGAATAGTGTTATCTGTAGCTGCAATTTCTTCAAAATCTTGTATAAAAGCTTCACCAAAACCTTGTCTAATACTATTAATTGTACCTATATTAAATAATTTTTCTTTTGTTAAAGCAATTTTACTTTCGTCACCTTCTAAAACAGCAGCGTTTAGCTCTTTTTGTAGAGTATCTAAAGTTGCAAAATCTTTTTTAACACTGTCTATATAATTAGCTACTCCTACTTCTTTATTTCTTTTTGTTTGTTCTCTAATAGAAATAAACTCTCTTTTACCGTCTTTATCTGTAGTTTTTTTAATAGGTGCAAATTGTGTACCTAAAGTTTGACCTACACCCCCTACTGCACCCAAAATAAAATTTAATGCGCCCTCTTCCGATAAAGCTGCATCTAAAAATCTATCCATAGCAGAACCTTCTTTTTTCTTAAGTCCTCCTACTATTCTACCTTCACCTTCTGCAAATAAATTAACTTGTTCTTCCGCACCCTCTTGTAAAGCCTCAAAAGCTAAAATCCTACGTAAAGCTTTATTAGGATTATCTACAGGTAAATTTGTTAATTTTTTTAAATACTCTTCTTTTTTTAAATTCCCTCTATTTAATGCCGTATTATTTTTTAAAAACCCTTTACTTTTAAATAAAGGCATTACAGAAGTTAAATTTAAAGCAGTATTGATTAAGGTGTTTGTTTTAACTGTAGTAGAAGCAGCTTCAGAAGCTAATTGATTTGCGGTATCTTTATTACCGTGTATTCGCATCTGATCAGCAAAAACTTCTTTATAGACTTGAGAACCGCTCATAGCCCCTTCAACGTATGCTAGAGAAGCTGAAGTGCCTACAGCAGCAGTACCTTGTAACATTTTTTCTGCTATTAAGCCTGCTCTAAGAGTTTTAGCTGTGCCTGTAGCGACTTTACCTAAAGCTGAACCTACTCCTGCACCCGTAACTAAAAATTCTCCAATAGACTCTACTAAACCTCCACCATGTTCTATCCACCATGCAGGATCATCTAAATCAAAAACCGCACCCCTATCTTTCCTATTTACAGGTAAAGCTTCATCTAATTTTTCTCTTTTATCTTTTGCAAATTCGGTTAAAGCGTTTGTATAATCTTTTTTATCGCCCCAATCAAATAATAATTCACCTAAATAACCTGCATTTTCCACAATACCTAACCCAATAGCAGGTAAAGTTTTAGCTGCTTGATTACCAAATTTACTTAAGGAAGATTGATTAAAAGCTCTTATAGTTTCTAAATTATCAATATTGTTCCTATTAACTCCAAAGTCGTAAGAGCCTAATTCTATATTACCTAAACCTCCATCTTGTGATTCACCGCTTGTAAATCCGTGTTGTTTAGTATCATATATAATAGGATTAATTTTTTGTCGTTTTCCCATAGCTTTATTTCGCTTCTACTGAAGAATTTTTAGTAGCACCTACATTACCTCCAACTAAACCTGCATTAATAAAAGTAGCAAGGTCTTCACGTTGTAAATTTTCTAAGCTTTTTTCATAAATTAAATTTTGCCCTCTCATACCTAAAGGAACTTGCTCCCCTTGTGTAAGAGCTTCTTGTGTTTCAGAATCGTACATAATTCTTCCCTCCTGATCTATTTGTACCTCTTTAGCGGTTATGTTAACTTCAAATTTTTGAGTTCTAGGATTAAGTATAGGGAGAGCTTCATACTTTACATACATTCCATCAACTATACCTAAATGCGTAGCTCTTTTTCCTGTATAAGCAGCTTTTGCTAAATCTTGAGAACGTTTAAATACTTCTTGCATCTCATTACTACCTTGTATTAAAATGTTAGTAGGTTTTCCATCATCATTAGAAATTGTAGCTGTATAACCCGCAACACCTAAAGGATTAACTCCAACAGCGTTAGCAATTTGTGCAGTTTTAAGTTTTTCTTCTAACTCTTCTGCTGTTAAATTTAAAGCATCAGCTAGTTGCTCAGGTGTTCCTCCTTGCATACCTTCCCCTTGATTATCTAAAACAAAAACATTTCTTCCTGAAATTCCTGAAACTCCGTTAGCTCCAAAAAAACGATTAGTTAAAGCTTTAGATACATCGTTTCCTAAAACTGGAGCAAGACCATCTACAAGTTTAAGATTTTCCCAAGCTTTATTATAAGCAGTATAAACTTCTTCATCAGTCATTCCGCTTAAATCGTTATTATAAGAAAGTTGTTCTTGTCTTATAACTTTTATTTGATTATCGACTTGCTGTTCTAACTGATTTGCAGTTACTACCTCTTGAGTATAATCTTTTTTAACTCCCCCTTGTTTTGGGTGAGTAGCAAGAGCTTTATCTACCACTTTACCTTTATTATCTTTATAAACCGTATATAGTTTTTCTCCATTTTCGTTAGAAGAAAAACTCTCTACTGAAGAAGGTATAACTAAACCAGAATTTTCATCAAATTTAAAAGATTGTAAGGGGTTTTCTCCTAATAAAGGATTACGTAATGCGGGAGTGTTAACAGTTTGTAATATATTATTTCTATCTTGCTCTAAACCTTGTTTAGCTAAAGCTATTCCCATAGCATCAGTTTGATAGTTTTCTCCTGTTCTATTAAAAACTTTTTCTCTACCTACAGCAAGTATAGAATCTTTAATAGACTCTTCTGCTATTTCATCAGTAAAATCGTCAATTTCCGTGAGCTTTCTAAACTCTTGATCATATTCAGCAGTTTGTTTATAACCCTCAAAAGACCTTTCCCACTGCTCTTTAACTTTATTATCACTTATTCCCATAAAAGTAGATTGGGAAAGCAGACCTACAATACCTGAAGCTCCTAATTTACCTTGAGAAGCGTCTGCTACCATATCATCAAAAATCTTTTCTTTTACTGGACGATACTCTAATTTTTTTTCTACTGCGGCATTATATCTTTTTATTTTTCCTGTTTCAGGATCAATTGTAGGAGCATTAGCTAGTGCAGGATTAAAGTCCAAAGCATTAGCTCCGTACTCTTCTTTTAACTTATTAGCTCTAAGCTCTTCCTGTCTATTAAAAACAGCAGCTTGTCTAGCTTCATCTCCTAAAAAATTTCTTGTAAGTTGGCTTAATGTACCTGTAGCATTTTCAAAATTGCCCTCTTTACTGCCTGCTACGTTATCAATAGTGGATTTGATATTCTCCATCAAACCTTCTTTGATGTCTTTGTCAGCATCTCGAACATCCATCTGAGATGCAATAGAATCTAATTGTGTAAAATCAGAAAGATTTTGACGATAACGTTCGTCAAGTACCTCCGCAGTTTCGTCTAATTCTTTCAGAGTAGAGCCTACAAATTTAGAAACATACTGTGAATTAGCTCGTGTACTATTATTGAATAAATCTACGCTCATGTTACAACTGGTTTAGTCAAATATAAGAATTTGTAATTTAAGTTTTTAAAGAAATACCCAATTTTTTTGAAGTGATTTTACCTCCGTATTTTTTTGTAGTTAAGGAGGCTAATTGCGTTTTAATTTCTTCTAGTAAATTTCTATCAGCTACTCCTGTATCGTTGTATTTTTTAAGAATAGTATCAATTTTTCTACTTTCTAAGTCCATTAAATCCCCATCCCTTCTAGCTAATTGTAATTTATTAACAGCATTTGCTAAATTATCAGAATCTAAAGATTGTTCTTTAATATCTCTAGCTGTATTAAGATTATTAAATTCATTATTTCTATTAACGTTTCTGGTTGCTATAGTACTATTAATAAGTTTTTCTTTATTTTCTATTTCAGAATTTCTATTAGATTCTGCTTCATTAATAGAATTTTTAGCTCTAATTGTTTGAGTTAAGACTGCCGCTTTATTAGAGTTAGCCACTCCTGCATCAGAGGTTCCCGCATCTACACCTCTATTAAAACCTACACGTTGTCTATCAGCTTCTGTTCTTTGTGCGTCAAAATTTACTTTATTCAAACTTATATTTCTTTCTTGTAAAGGCGCAATAGGGTCAGGAAGGTCAGTAAAAGCATTAACAACATTATCAGCGTAAGGTACAATATCTTCAGTTACGCTTTTTAGATTTTCTCCTAAAGCTTTATTTGTAGTTCTACCTACTGTTTGATCTTTTACTTTATTAATTGTTCCAAATCTTCTTTGAAATTTTTCAATTTCTCCAGTTTTAAGATTCTTTACTGTATCTAAAGCATCAAACAACCCTCCACCTAATTCCATTTCTGTAAGAGAATTAGTGATACCCCTTTCAGCTTTATAATTTTCTTGTTCTACTTTTAAACCCTCCTCCTTTTCTTGTAGAAGCTTTATAGTATTTTTAACAGATTTTGTAGGAGCTTTTTTTTCTAATTTACCTAAAGCGGTAGCTATAGGTTTATGTTGATCAGCAAAACCTAATTCTTCAGAAAAAACAAAATCACCACTTATAGTTTCATCATCTTCTAATTCTACACCTAATGCAGGAACTTTAACTCCTCCCTCTTCGTGAGTAGCTCCATCAACTTCAAAATTTTCAGAAGATAATTGTTTTATACTACCTCCTTCTTTCATAGAATTTAATTTTCCTCCATACTTACCAAAACCTCCTTGCAAGTCAACTCCATCCAGTGCAGCTACTCGTTGCTGTTGTTGTTGCGTGTTTTTTAAAGCTAGAGCATCTGCTTCCGCAGTCTTAGCCTCTTGTCTTTGTTTTACACCACTATAAATACTAGTACCTAAAGCCATAACTCCTCCTGCTATAGGGTTAATTGCAGTAACTACACCTGTAGCAGCTTTAACTCCCCCTAAAACTTTATCTTCAGTATCTCCTGCGCCTGCAATAGCCTCAACTCCACTTGCAGCAGCTCCTATACTTTGTCCTAATCCTGCACCGCCTGCATCACCTTCAGCCTGTATAGCTTGCATTTGAGCCATCTGTTCAGGAGTAAAAGCTAACCCCGTCTTAGGGTCAATAGCTAATTTACCAATACCATTACTTAATTTTAATAATTTTCTTTTATTAGTTTTCATATTATAAAAATTGAGACTGTTCGACATCAGAAAGAAATTCTCTGAGATATATTAAATTACCATCTTCGTTATCATATTCCAAACGAACTATAAAATATTTTCCACGTATAGGGGATTTGTCCATCCAAGACCTATTTTCTATATTAGTGTTATTTAACTCATAAAGATCAATAAGAGAATTAACTATTTTTATATTAGGATCAATTACAGTATCTCTTAATTCATCAAAAAACCAAACACCATCTATAATTCTAACAGTGTTATTTAAATCTCCTATACTAGTATTTTTAGTAAGTAAAACTCTACCTGTAGTAGAGTAAGTAGAACGAACTGTAACACTTGTGAAAGTTTTATCGTAAAGCTCATTATTTGCTATGTCTACTATATGAGATTCCCAACCTAATGTATTTAATAATAATTCCAGTTTACTTCCCTTAGCAATTACTAAATCTATATATAAAGGATGTTTAATACCGTTATAACCCGTACCTCTACCTTCTGTTGTACTTGTGCCTATTTCTTTATTATGCTTATAAAGAGAAAGGGAATTTGGTGGAAAAGAGTACAATTTATTATTTGTATCTATCATTATCTGAGGTTGTACGGAATGTAAACCTATCCACGATTTTGTTAAAAAACTAAAAGAAAGCGACCACGACTTTCCTACACTATTTGTGTTTTTTCCAAAAAACATTCTTTTATGCTCTTGATCGTAACCTGCATACAAACCGTTTCCTATAAAAGGGTTATCTCCTATATTTCCTATATGGTTTTTAAAAAAAGTACTCCATCCTGCTCTTAGAGACTGTATAATACCGTCAGGAGTAGGTAAAAGAAAAACATCTTCTCTTTTGCTATCTAAAAATAAATAACCAAATTCAGTTAAAATACAAGAATAAAAGTGTTGTGTACCCGCATAACCTGATTTACTGGAATTTCTTTCAGCGGGTTCAAATTCAAATAAATCTCCACTACCTAATGTTACTGCTAGTACGTCTGTTTGTAATTTAGCTTTATCTCTAGTTATAAATAAAGCATCTTCGTGATGTATAAGCAATCTATCATTACCCCAACCTTGTAAGTTTGTTATTTTTCCTTTATTTTTTACAGTGTCATAAAAATCATTAGCTAAAAAAGTTCTCCAAGAGTTTTCTACATCTACACTTCTGTTAGCCTTACCCCCTCTAATTATTCTAAAAGGAAATTTAGTTAAATAAGTTTTTTGCCTATTATAAATTGGTATAGATTCGTAAAGATTAACTTCACTTAAATCTTTATTATATAATAATTTATTAGGCTCTTCCTGTCCTGTTAATGCTGCAAGCCAAGAATCGTCTGCAAAGTCAACTTTATTAGGAAAGAAAAAAGTTTCAATATCAGAAGGATCAGAATACCTATAATTCGCATTATGTTCTCCCTCAGTTAAGAACATTTTAATATTTCTTATACCGTCAATATCTTCTCCTTCTGCTTTGCTTCTTTGTCCATTGGTTATATAACTCATTAAAGAAACATAAACATCTCCTCCGTTTATAAGTTCACCATCGTCTGTAGCTATTTGAGTATCTCCAACAGGTACAAGTGTTTGACTTTCAAAACCTAAATACATATTAGTAGCTAAACGCATAATTGCTGTTAAGTACGTTTTTTCTACAGTATTTGTTGTATTTAAATAATTAGCATTATTGTTATCATAAAAGAAACGATTACCAGAAGCCTCCCAAGTTAATTCAGGAAAGCCTCTATCAGTTTGATGTATATTAAATAGTACAGCCTTTTCTGCAAATTTATTTTGAATAGTAATAGCTCCATCTAGTAGTTCAGAATTTTTAGGCATATAATAACCTTTAATCACTCTTCTAAGTACATCAGGATTAGCAGCTAATGCGGAAGTTGCAATATCAGCATGTCTAGAAGCAAAATTACTTATTTTACCCCATTGATTATCTAAATCTGTAATATCACCTGTACCAAAATCAAAAGAACTTTGATTCCAATAGAACCAACCGTTATATCGTTCGTCAGAAGTAGAAATTTGCCCTTCTTGTCCTGTAGGTGGAACAGATTTAGTTACTTCATCTAATTTAGCTACAGTTAACAACATTTCATTTCTCATATACAAACCATCTAAACTTGGTTCATCTAAAAGCATATCAAAAGACATAGTTCTTACCCAATTTTTTCTTGGAATTAAAGGATCAGACTGTGATCCTGCATTAACTACCCCCCAATTACCTCCGCCAGAAAAAATACTATTAGATTCAGAAGCTTGTCCGTGTGCAGCCTGTAAAATAGAAGTACCTATAACTGTTTTATTTGCACTGTCTCGTTTAGCATAAGAAATTCTATAACCTACTACTTGTGCTTGTTCTTCTAAGGTTAAAGAAGCAATAGCATTTTGAACGCCATTAGCTTTTATACCTAATGCATCTAAATGCTTTGTTCCATACGTTGAACCGTAATAAATTTGCATACTACGTAAAGAGGGAAACCTGTGATGCCTAACAGCATCACCTCCATAATTAGGAAAATTAGTAGGATAAGTTTCATTAGCATTTTCCCATGCCCCAAAATTACCAAAAGCTCTAGATTCTCCTATAGCAGAATCAAACCAACTTCCTATATTAGAACTAGTGTCTTCTACTTGAAAAGCTAAAGGGGCAACTGAACCATCAATTGTCATACCTTCTGTTGTAGCTGCTGTTGATGTTATTTTTTCGGCTGAAGTTACTATTCGTGCAGGAATAACAAAAGCTTGACTAAAGCTACCTCCTAATAATTCTAACTGTATATAAAAAGCATATATTTCAAAATGAGCAAAACCTCTAGGTATATCAAATTTTTTATAATTATTATTAATACCTAAATCCGATTTAACTATTTCTAATTTTCTACTTGTCCATTGTAAACTTATATGAGTATTAATAGCACTTTGGAAATCTATTTCTAATTCTGATTCAACATCTGCTCCTAATAATTGATCATTAAGTTGTGTAAGTCTTTTAACTCTTTTATAAGTAGGAGTCTTAATTACAATATCTTCTAAAGGTATATCTTCTACTCCCGCTTCACTTCCTGTAATAATTAAAGTAGTATTAGCTTCTCGAACTTCTACAGTTTTTATAAATTGAGCACTAACCACACCATTAATAACTTTAACTATACTAACTCTCAAGTTACTATAAGTAGTATCAAGGTTACTTAAAACTATACTAATAGATTTAGAGGTAGAAGAATCTTTAGCTCCACCTACAAAACTATAAAAATTATCTCCTGCTCCCCCTGTAACTACTCTAATAGCTCTAGATAATTGGGAATAATTAGTTTGAGTACCTTCATTAGTTACGCCTTGTACTGCTACAAAATAAGTACCAGTACGTAAACTTCCTCCAAAATCTTGAACAGTAATATTTGAAAATCTAGGAAAACTTACTTGTGGAAACAAGTTATAAGAAGATAAACTGTCTGAAGTTAAGGCTAAGTTTAAGTTAATATGTTTAGGAAAACTGTTATCTGCTGCAAAAACTATAATAATTTCTTCTTGATTGTTAAATTTAGCTATAATAGCATTTGTAGAAGAGGACGAAAACTCTAAATCAGTTCTATTTACTCTTTGTTCTAAGGAGTCTGTATCTGTATCATATGTAGCTATAATATTATTTCCCTCTGAAGTTAAGTATAGTACGATTATGTATTTAGTCAGTGTAGTTATACCTACTATAATACTACTTGCAGGTAACGTGCCGTTAGGTAAAGCTTCTAAACCTTTTTCATTTTTAATAATATCTAATTGTTCATCAATTAAAGCATTATATAAAAAAGCAGCATATTCTTCACCTTTAAGATTAGCGGGATTTATATCTATATTAGAACCTTTAATTTTCATTAAAATTATCTGTTTACATAATTAGGGTTTTCTGAACCAACAAAAAAGTTATTATAATAACTTTGTGGAGGAATCAAACTTACACTAGAACGTAAAAGCCTTTCCCACTTGTCTGTAGTTGGGTAGTTTATTTCATTAACTGCTCTAACTTGATATGTATCAAATTTATCATTACAGTAATCATAATCCATTTTAGCTACGGGCATAACAAAACCACTAAAAACCATTTGAGCATAACAATACCACTCTAAGGATTTTTTGTAATTTTCGTTATCAGGAATTAAAGCGTAACCTTGATCATCTACAGGTCTTTTCATGTAAAAAATCCTAATTGTACCTTCTTCAAAAGAAGTTTGAATGTTATTTAAACTCAGTATATAATAATCTGATTGGGTTTCTTTAACAGTTCCTACTAAATCTAAACCTCTAATTAAATTGTAATTTGCTTGATTCGTATGAGCTTCAGAAGTTACGTCAGTTTTAAATATTGTTTGATTTTTAACCTTATTAACATAAGATTGAGGACTAACTCTAGGGTCAATATTATTAGCACCATAACGTAGGCGCATCCCTTTATAGAGAACGCCTACGATATCATACAGATCACACGGTAGCTTACCTGCATTATCTTCAATTTTTATATCCTGAAAGTCGGGCTTTAAAATGTATTGAGTTTTTAACTCGTCCATAGCTTCAGGCATCCATACTAAAAAATCATCAGCATACGATATATCTATAGCCTTTAATCTACTAAAGATTCTACTTATAATCTCTTCTACGGAAACGCTTAATAAATTAGACGACATTTTTTTGAAATCTAGGTTGATAAGTTAGTAAAGCTTTTTTTTCGGGAAACTTGTTAAAAAATTGACTATATCTAGTTCTAAATCCGTTAACTCCTCCGTTAGCTTTAAATTGGTAAACAGTTATATTACTAGTAATAAACCTTTTAACCCACCTAAGAGAAAGGTAATCATCATCAGTATAAAAAATTCTCCAATTAGTTTTAGTTAGTTCTTTTTTAGTTTCTAATTCTTTTCTTCTTTTAAGACTAGCTCCTATATTAAGTCTTAAATTATCAGGTGTTCTTTCTTTGATAAGAAGTTCTAAGTAACCTAAACCTCCTAATAAATCAATTTGATAACCGTCACATAAAACTTCTCCACAGTTTTTATTATAAGCAGCTAAAATTTCTTTGAATTGCTTATAAGAGAAGAAAGGGGTTTTTGATCCGTCTTTTTCTAATTTAACAATAGTGTCCGCACCACGTTGAGTTGTAACTGTAATCAAAGTTGAGTCTCTTGCAAGTAAAGTTTTTACATAACTTTTCCACATAGCTACTACAGAATGTACTACTAATTTGTTTTTAGTATTAGACATTTTGATCAGTTTTAATCTCTTCTTTCTCTTCTACAGGCTGTAATCTTAATTCTGTTGTAAGTATAGCCTGTATACATAACTGCAAAGTCTGTTCATCTATAGGAAATTCGTCTAACTCCTCATTATAACAGGAAACTTCTCCCTCAGCAGCAGCACATGTGAATTTTGCTACTTCTCTAGGATCAGCAAAAATATCTACTATAGCAACTTTAGTTAAACCTAAGTTATTATAGATTTCAAGTTTACGATCAATTAAACCATAGCGAGTTTGTTTTACTCTTCCTCTATGTTTCATTGTCCAACTTTCAGTATTAGGGGGACTGTAAGCGAAGGCGGTTTCCCCTAATAAACCTCCTACAGTTTTTAAAGGTAAAGCTCCTACTCTAATAGTATTAGGTATAGTAGACGCAGAAACTAGTTTAAGTTCACAAGAATCTAAATCCGCTACAGGGGTAACACTGCAAGGATTTTTAGCAACTTTAATTAAAGGAACTACTATACGTTGTAAAAAGAATTTTTGTTGATAAGACTTTCTTTCTAAAGTGTTTGCTAAAAGTCTAGCTCTCCAATAAACAAGCATATCCTGAAGTTCTAACCTAAAAGGTAAATCAGTTTGTCTTCCCGCTCTTTCTGCTAAAAGTTCTGCTGCTTTTGGTAAAGTCATAGAAAAAATATTAAAATGTTATAAGTAAAGAGGGGACACTTTCCCCTCTTAATTACTTTGTCTTTATTGCGTTACTAGAATCTTACAATCCTAATAAAGTATCTAAAGTTGAAGCTACATTGCCTCCTGATTTAGCAGCATAAATTAATACAGTACTCATTCCCACATCTTCAGCTCTAGGTGCTCCTGCACTAGCTCTTCTAGTTGTTTTGTTGATAGTGTACACATCATAAGTTTCTGCTAACAGGGCAAACCTATCAATAGAACCATAACTTTCTGGAAATTGATTATTTTGTGTAGTCTCTCCATTAAAAGTAGCTCCTTCATTTTCGGCAGCTTGTGCGTCTAAGAAAGTACCATTTCCTTTTTTATAAGAAGTGGTATAAGTAATATCCGCATCAATAAAACCTTCCCTCTTACCAAGTCTAAAGTGCTCTCCAAAAGCTAAAGCTGTAATTTCAAGTCCAAACTCTGTAGAAGAAGTTACTTTTTTCAATCTTGTGCCTTCCCCTTCAGCTTCAGATAAAACTTGTGTAGCTCCTGTAAAAGGTCTATTTAATGTAATAGAATTACTTGCAGAAATTGCAATAACTTTATAAACATCACTAGAATTAATAGCAGTAGGCGTTGCACCAGAATTAAAAGCAAGTACATCATTTACAGCAGCATTAATTGTAGGTGAACCTCCTCCAAGTGCAACTACCGCAGAACCTTTAGAAAAGGTTAAAGTAGGAGTAGTGCCTGTCATAGCAAAATTTGCATAAGTACCGTTAGCTATAACTTTAGCTGATACCATAGGAGCATTTCTTTTAAAAGCTTGTCCATCATAATTACTAATCTGATTGGCAAAAGCTTGAATAACTTCTAAGGCTGTATCAGAAGCTTTTGCAGTATACTCGTAATTCCAATTGTCAAAAGGTTCGTTTAAAGAACTTGTATCAATTACATTAATTGAGAATTGGTTGTTTACTGCTACTGTAGCATTTAAACTTCCACCTGTGCCAAAAAATCCTAAATGACTAAGTTGCTTAACAGGAGCAACATAAGCATTTTTATGTGGAGTTAAATCTCCCCTACTCATTAACGGTATTGTTTTAATACCGTCTGTAAGTTTCATAACAAAAACCAATTGCTCTGCGGCTGTTATAGCATCAGTGTGTCTAGCAGGATCAGCAGCACCGTCATAAATGCCAAATTCTCCTACGGGAGCGTTATCAATAAATTCCTTTAAAGTAGCATCAGTACTAACATTAATACCTTTTGCTACAAATACAGCAGCATTTAAGCCTCTTGTATTTCTTGATGATCTTCTTTTCATTATTGTAATATTTTAGATTAATTATTGCATTCTCAGTTGATTGTCTTGCAATTTACTAGCATAACTAGGGTCATTATTTACATTTTTAATGTACTCTATGGCTAGATCGGAAATTTCAAATTGTGCCGAACTCCCTATATCGCTTGACTGATTTAAAGCTAAATTAATCTGTCTAGGTTTCCTAATATAATCAATCAATACTGTATGTGCTAGGTAACTTCCTGTTGTTTGAATATATACCTTATTATTAGCTAAATAGCACAACGGGGCATTAATTTTAGGATTAAGATAGCTACTAGCTAAAGCGTCAGAAACAGTATCTTGCTTAACAAGCCTTCCTCTATTGTCTATAAGCTTTGTTCCTATTGAATTATTTATAATTTTTAAAGCATTATCTGCTGTAGTCAAAACTGACGAATTATAAATCTCCGCATCTACACTTAAACTAAAACTACTTGCAACAGCGTTACTGTCTACTATATAAAGAGTTTGTGCTGAATAATTATCTGCATACGTTTCCCAGTAAAACTCCACTCCTTGTACTAAATTTCTAATAGTTTCTAATAGTAAATTTCTAACTACATACTGTTCATTTGTAGAAGTTAAACCTTTAGTTATTTCATAATCTTTTATATTAAAAAGACTTTCTGAATTTTGAGAAAAAATTAAATTATCATAAAAGGGAGGAGATGCTTTTTTAGAAAAAGAAAATTTAATTTTACTTATTGTTCGAGTGTCTGTTATAACCGCATTTGCATAAGCTGCATCACAGTCTTGTAAAGATTTACCTCGTATATCTAAAAGATAATCAAAGTCATTAGGAACTACAGCAGAATAAAGGTTGCTTTCGTTTTCTTCTTTTTGAACTGTTAAAGACCTTCCTGTAACTATAATAGGCTGTATATCAGATACAGCCTTTGTGTCTACTTGAAATTTATAAGGTACGGCAGGGTCAGAATTTATACTGTCTTTAATTTTACGCTCTACCATCTTATTCAACGTCCAATCAATTTCTTCAGAATAGATTTTATTCCTTCGATTTGCGTCTTGTCTTTTAAGACCTTGTTGAACGTCTATATGCAACTCTACTACAGATTTTGAGCCTGCCATACCTAATTAATTTAAAGTGTCTATACTTCTATTTCTTTAGTTGCTGTCATTTTAGCTTTTAACGTTTGTAACATTTCGCTATTAGCGGGATTAAATAAATATCTTGTAGCAGCGTCTAATGTATTACCTATAGGCTTATGATCAAATGCAGGAACTAAAAATATATCATTTTCTCTTTTAATTAAACCTGCACTTTGTAAAAGTTTAACTTTGTACTTGTTTGCAGCCCCTTCATCTAGTAAAATTTCTACCAGTTTTTCTGGATGTCTGTCCACTAACCTATTTAAAGCTTTCGTACAAGAGTTTTCTGTAGCTTGAGAAAGAATAAAAGGAGGCTTACCTACCTCTTTAGGTATATAACCTTCTAAAAGAGTAAGTACCATACGAATTTTCTTTTTATCGTCTTTAATTCGTAAGTAAGCAGCTCTCCCTTTATCTCTTACTGCATAATCTTCTAACTCTTTTTCTAATTCTTTAGTAGGGTCTACAATAATAAACTCATAAAGCCTATTACCTTGAGCTTGTTCGGGATTTATTGCAACATGAGGATGCGCTTGAGCGTGTTTAAACTTAATATAATGATCGGGATTAAGCGGTCTATTAAGTTTAAAACTTACAACTTGATCAGTAACTGTTCCTTTCTCGGTTACACCGTAAATAGGAATGAGTAAAGGCTTATTGTTATCTTCTAAACCTACTTCTAAAGCTTGTCCGTTTTCTCCTGCGGGAACTAAAGTATCTATTTCAGTATAGTATAAGTCAACTTTATTACGAAACTCTTTATCATCGTTTGGTACATCTATTACCTCTGGTAGTAGATACTTCTCTTCGTCAAATGATAAACCAGAACCCTTTTTTTGACTATCTTTACTTTTAAAAAAAGAACTTATACTTTTTCTTGCATAAGACATAGCTTCTAAAAAAACAGGATCGTCCTTACCTTCAGGATGGTGAGGCTTTGCTCTTTTAATTAATATTTTTATTGAATTGTCTAACATTGTGTTTTATAGTTAAAATAAAAAAGTAGAAGCTACATTAAAATAGCTTCTACTTCTAATGAAATATTATAAACCTGCAATACATTGCAAATCAAAACACATGTTTGATCGCAATAATTGAATACCCGCTGATTTGAAACGGTGATAAGAACTCTTATCAGTTTCAGAACTCAACAACTGTGCCTGATCTCCTGTAATATTAAACCCTCCCATAATCTGTAAAGATTTAGGCATAGGAGTTAAACCTGCAACAATACCGTGCATAAAAGAACGTCCTTTTTGTGCTACGTGTTGTATGTTAGGCTGACCGTCATAGTCATTATCATCCACAAATACCAAACGGTGAGACTCTAAGGGCTTATTAGAGATTGGATGTCTAGGTGACTTTAACGCCATTTTACCGTAATCAAACAAAGGATGATGCTTAACCTTAATAAGATAACCATCTACATGATAAAAGCTATCAAAGAAACCTGTAAGTGCAAGACTTCTTCCACTACCTATAACAAATTTATCAGAAACATCACCAAAATTACCCAACTGGCTGATACCCTCTTTTTTCATAGCGGAATCAAAGTCAGCCTTACCCCCTAATCCAGTATACAAAGTAATAACTTTGTTACCTGCATCAGTTTGTCCAAACAAAGCATCTCCTATCTTATTAACTAAAGAATTGTAAGTAAGAGTAGAAAATGTACTCTTATGCTGAATTTGTTCTAAAATGCCCGAACCTCTAGGAATAACTTTTTGAGAAAGTAAATCCTTTAAAGGTATATTACCATTAGCTTGACGGTTATAACGAGAATACCAGTAAGAATTTTCACATTCCCCTAACCATTTTTTCTCAAACTGCCACATGGCAAAATCCATCCAAACGTCAGTTTCCCCTTTTTCGGTTTTAACGTTGATGTCCATTACTTTATTTGCAGAATTACCTGCCCACTCTAAGCTTGCACGTATAAAACCCATTTGATTTTTATACTTACCTGCTGAAGCCATTTTGCTTCTAGTTCCAAAAGACTCACTTTCTGCAACTTGTGCATTTAAATCAGCCCAAAGAACTCCACCTTGTAACTCCGATAAAGGACAATAATCATCCTCGTCCGCAGGGTCTAACTGCAAAGTGTACTCCCATTCGTCTCCAACAGGTTCAGGGTCAGCAGTAATGTACGCTTGAATACCTAAAGCAGATTCTATAATATAAAAACGCTTCATCCAGTTATGAGTAAATCTTACTTTAAACAAACTGTTACCTATACCAGGCTTATCTCCCGCACTAAACGTAGTACTTGAAACAACACTAGCTTTATCATCTCTACCCATAATAGGGTAAGTGAATTGCACATCATCTAACTCTACTGTAGCTCCGGGATTGTAGATATTACCTACAGTCATCATTGATACAGGATAGTTTTGATTATAATCTCCTAAGATGTATGTTAACTTCTTAGTCAACTGAGAGGTTTTCCCTTGGTCTTGATGATAAAAATTCATCTCGTCCAACATGGATTTACTATCATAAATAGTATCTCTCACTTTGTACTTAAATTCTTCCATTGTTTTTTATCTTTAAAATTAAAAATTTGTTTTCTTTTACAAATCTCCTAAGCTTTGTCTTCCGCCTCTGTCTCCTGATCCCCCTGTAGGTATGATTTGAAACTTTGCTGCATTTTTAAACTTTCTGACTTTTTGAGTTTCTGCCACTCTTTCGGCTAACCCTTCTAAGTCTCCTCCTTTAAATCTAAAGTAGGAAGTTTTTAAAGCTTTGTCTAAGTTCTCGTCATTTACCGCAGACACTGAATAAAATGTACCATCAATATAACGAATATCTTCTAAAAGATAGTCATGAAAAGCTTGTCTATCCTTTGCAGGTATAACAGCTTTTCCTAATGAACCTTTTACTAATACTGTATCATTTACAATATTTTTAAAAGTTTCAATAGCTTTGGTTTGTGTCTGCCTAGCAGCAGCGATTTGGTTTTGCTTAGTAGTATCATCTGTTTTCTGCTTAGATTGTAGTGCCTCTAATTCTTCTTTAGCGTCATTTTCTAACGTTCCTTCATCTTTAGCAGAAGTTAGTATAGCGTTAATTTGAGCAGGCTTGTTACCTTTTAATTCTAATGCAGTTCTTAAGATGTTTTCTGACTGAGAAAGATCACCTTTTTTTAAATTAATTGATAAAAAATCTTTATTGTTTGATTTAAAAAAATCTTCTTCAGGAAGACCTTTTTGTAAATGCTCCATAAAAGCGTAAGCTCTAGGAACTTTTTGTTTAAATTGTTGTGCATAAGTATCAGCTCCTTGTTGCGTAACCGCAACATCTCTCATTGCTATACCTTCAGCACTATTAGGATCAGTATCTCCGTAATTAAGACTAACTTCAATACCTGAAATCTCACTAGCTTGAGTGTAAATGTCTTTTGGCGCATTAACAGATAATACTTCCTCTTCTTCTGTATTAGCTTCTAAAAATACTTTTTCTTCAGGAGTTAAGTCTTTTTCGTCTTTTTCAAGAAGTTTATTAATTTTTATTTCAGTTGCCTGTAAAACTTCTACTTGTTCTCTACTTAAAGTTTTACCGTCTTCTCCTACATACGTAAGTTGATATTGACTAGCTAGTTCTTTATATCTAGCAGTCTCGGCATCAGTTTTTGTCGTATTGAGGTGTAAAGCTTCTAACTCTTTTTGTTCTGTTTCTTTTTTAACTTTTTCTACTTCTAAATCCGTTCCAGACTTTGCAGCACCTTCTACCTTAGGTACAACTTCGGGGGGAACAGCCTCGTCTTCTAAATCTTTTAAAGTTGTTCTAGGTTTAAGGGGAGGATCAATTGTTGCACCCCCACCACTATCACCCGCTGCTCCTTGATTAAAATATGGTTTCTTTATGAACATAATCAAATATAGTTAAATTTTGGAATTTATAATTATTAGTTGTTACTTTTTTCTTTCGCCTGCTACAGGATTTTTTAATTTAGTCTTATTGTTGTCTTTATTCATTCTCTCTTTAGCGGCAATTTCCTCACGTTTAATTTGATTTTTCTCACGTTCTAAAGATAGCTTTTCCCGTTCACGGCTGTCCTCTTGCATAGTTTTAAGACGTTCTGAAGAGTATTTTTGGGCATCAACAATAGACACGTCTTCCCCCTGACCATCTAAACTTCGGTCAAGAATTGTGTTGTTATCTTTTCTATCCCATTCGGCATTAATTTCTTTAATAGCTAACTGACTTTCATAAGCTTTAAACTCGTTTTGTATATTAATTTTAGCTTTTTCTGCTTCTTGTTGATTAGTAGCCATTGCCACATCTATAGCTTCAGCCTCCGCTTCTGCTTTTTTAAGAATAGTTTTTAACTCTATATAACTATCTTTAAAAATAGTATCTACCATAGTAGAAACTTTGATATCTTTTCTTTGCGCTAAAGCGTTAATTTGCTGCTTCATTAGGTTAAGCTTGTCAACCTCTTGCGCCATATTCTTAGCATAAATATTAAAATCGGAATTAACTGCCTCTTCTGGAGAAATTTTAAGAAACTCTAATATCCCTTCGTCATTTTGGTAATAACCAGTTTTACCTCCCGCATACGCAAACTGAGAAACATCTAAAAGTCCTTGAAGTTCCGATTCTAAAAACTCCTCAAAACCTGTAAAAACTATATCAGAAATTACACTACCTTGAAAAATTGCCCTTTCTGTTACTGCTTTACCTGCACTAGGAGAAGAAGAACCTTTTCTAGAATCAGTGATACCTATAATATCTTCTGCTTCTTTTTGAACATTTTCTTTTAACGCTATTAAAGAGCTTATAGATTTAAAAAGATCGAGATCAAGAACTTGATACTGGTTCCAAGTTTTATCTACGCCTTTTTTATTTCTATCAATCATTGCCCAACCTAAAGCTTCACCGTAATAAAGAAATTGCTCTTGATCATCAGGTATAACATTTTGATCTATAAGAACCATTTTACCTTTAGATTTAGCTATAGCTAATTCAATTCTATAACTTAATATAATATATAAAATCCAATGAGAATAAATTAAAGAAACTATACTAGCTTCTCTTGATTCCGTATCACTGAAATTTTTACCATTAATAGGTAGTTTACATTTAGCAAATTGATTTTGAGGACTACGTTGAGCATCAACGGGTTTTATTGAAAAATAATGTTTTTGTCCCGCTTTCCAAACCTGCCAAACTTCATTAACCCATATCCATTCAATAACTTCTCCCGCTTCTTTATCTACAGGATAATCTTCATTAACTTCTTTTTCTTGTATTTCTCCTGTAACAGGATCGGGATAACTTAATAAACCTAATTTAGTTAAAGATTTAAAACAAGTATAATAAACTTCTATTTTATTACCTGCATAATCTTTACCCCTTTCTCCCATAGAGCTTCTAAAATATTGAAGTATACCTGAAGGACTAACATCTGCATTTTCTTTTTGAAAATAATCTATTTCTGATTTTACTAACTCTTCTTTAAAAGTGTCTACAAAATCAGAAAGAGTCATAGCTATTCTAGCTGTTGCCCATTTACCGTCTTCTATATAAGTAACGTTAGGAGACTTGTCGTAATCTACTTCTAATACAGATAAAGCTCTATAGTCTATTTTTCCGTCCATAGGAGTTTTCATAGACCTTACTCTACCTGAAATAACAAAATCTTTAAATATTTTTCTCCACTTTTCCCAAAGTTTTTCTTCATGTTCAATTAACTTAAGAGTCCTATAACCCCTTAAAGCTTTAGCATCTCTATAAGTTAAATTGATTTGATCTATTTTAGATTCGGGTGTAGGTACTTTTTTAGGGTCTAACTGAAACTCTTCAGTCATTTTTGAAATATTGTTAGAAAAGTTTTGAATAAGATTACTTTTCATTTGTTCAAACTTGTAATCTAAAAAACTATTATAAGCTTCACCGCCATTAACGTTTAAAACATCATATAAAAAAGGTTTTTTATTAAATTCCCCTTGTAATAGGTCTACACTAGATCGAAGTATAGTAGGATAAGCTCTAATTTTAGCAGGAAAACTTTTATAAGCTTCGTTTTCAGTACCTAAAGGATTAGATACATAAGAAACATCTTCTTCAATAGCGTCATATTCACCATTATAAGCTTTATAATATTTCTGTATAGTCTTATTGATAGGATCAGTTATACCAAAATTAGAAAGATGTAAATAATAATCAGCAGTTTGTCTTATAAGCTTAAACTTATCTTTAGATTTTTCTGCATAAGAGGTAGCCTGTAAAGGTTCTGTAGTAACGCTTTCATCATGGTGTTCGTTTTTAGTAGTCTTTGCCTCTGCCATAGTTATAACATTTGTCCATCATGTGTAAGATTTATAAAAGCGGTGTTTACTGTATTGTTATCATTATTTTTTGAAAAAAGCACCCTTTTACCAAAAACTCGACTGGCTTTATTTTCATTTTCATCGTCTTGTCTACGATGTTCAGCTTCATATTTCATCTCTTTAAGGGTATATCTACCTACTATTTGAGCAGAAATACGGTCAGTATTTTTCTTAGGATGGTATTTTATGATCTCTTCTAGTAAACCTAAATCAAATATATAATGAATATTCCAAATTTCCTCACCTTCTTCAGTAAATCCTATAACTTTTTTAAGCCAATCTGCAAAATAAGTTAAACCTAAATTAACATCATCTGTACTTGTATTTAAAAAATAATCTCTATTATGTGAAATAGTCTGAGTCTCTTTGTTATTAATATATACAGGTCTATACATTAATTGATCTAATTTCTTATTAGTTTTTGCATAATCTATAATACCTTTACCCCCTCCTGCTATTTCAGATTGTATTTTTGTTCTATAGTAATCCGCTAGTTTAAAGATATTTTCATAAAAAGTGTCTAAACTTAAAGGTCTTCCTATATAACTTGCCACTATTTGTTCGTTCATAAAAGGCGTAACGTTACTTTGACTTTTCATTACATATACTACACCTAAAGAAACTTTTGATTCTGCTTGATCGTTATAAAAAGGATCAACTATAATTACGTATAAATCTTCTGGTATTTCACCATTAACATAAAAAGGTTTATCATAAATAGTAATACAACCAGACAAGTCGTCTTTTTCTTTATGGGGATAAAAGTCTAAAGGCACTGCATCCTCTTTTGACTTAATTTTAAATCTTAAACCTTTATCTTCTCGTACTAATTCCCCGTACTGTATACTACCTTGTAAACTTTTACTTCTTACTATTCTATTTTTTTGTGCTCTAGCTTCGGAAACTGGAAACAAATTTAAACTTATACGTTGTAAAGCTTCTGTAGGAACTTTAGGGTATTCCGCTATTCTTTTATCTAAAGCTTTAGGGTCTTTACTTCTTTTCTTTTTTGTCCTTTCAGCATCTTCTAATATTAAGCCTTCTTTTATGTTAACATTACCTTGTTCATCTTGTACTGACATGTTTGCCATATAACAAGGAACAAAAAAACCACATTCTGTACCGTGATAACCTTCTTCCCATTCGTTTGTAAAAGCTAACATATCCCAAGTAATAGGGTCTTCAAAAACTTCTTCTAAGCCTTCTATATCTTCCCCCTCTTCCCCGCCAGTACCAAACACACTAGCTTGTCCTGTCATAACACCACCATCTTTTAAAGAAGGAAAACATATCTGTAACGCAGCTTTTAAATTTTTAAAAGAACCCGCTTCTTCAAAAGTAATTTTAAGAGCATCTTTACCTCTAGCTTTATTGGGATCATCTATAATTCTACCAAAAATTTCACTAAAAGTCCCTTGATGTTCTCCTTGTTTATCTATATAACTAGACCTATAGTGGTATAAAGTATTATGCTTCATTCGACTACGCTTAAACCAGTTATCTGTTTTTTGATTTAACCAGTTTAAGCCGTCTTCTACTTTATTTAAAATACCATCTTCATCTAAGTAAGCAGAAAGTGCTGCAAAAAAATAACTCTTACTACCATCAACAAAAATATAATTATAAACAGCGTCCGCAGCCTCTTTATAAGAAAAGCCAGCTCTACGAGTTTTTAAACAACTTAAGTGAAAACCTCCATCTAAGTTAATAGGATCGTGTAATAATCCTAACTTTGCTAAAAAGTCTTTAGTAGTACCGTACCAAGCTATTTCTTTATACCACCACCAATTGTAATCTATTTCCCAAAAAGCAGCAAAATCTGCTACCTTTCTTTCTACCTTAGCTCCGGGATTTAATACTCTTTTAATTGGAAAGAAATTCATATAAAAATAATGTCTTCCAGTTATTTTGGTTTCTCCTACCTTATAACCGTTCATACATCTTCTTTCTTGTAATTCCCAGTACTCGTACCAGTTCTTACTGCCTATAGGCTCTAAAGTATATCTTTTATACTTCTTAAAATGTAGAGCAGCTTCCCTAAAATATTGAGTATTACTAAATATCATACTACCAAGTCATTAAGTCCTTAGCTAGATTAGCTTGATCAACATTATTACTTTTTGTGCCATCTTCTCTAATTCCCTTTTCTTTGCCCCCTCGCATAGAACCTTCATCTGTCATTTCTTTTTTAAGCTTTTCTTCTAAGTTCTCTAAAGCTTCTATATTTTTAGGTAGCTTAACTGATAAGTTCATAACATAATCTAAACTATCTTTCACTCCTTCTAAAGCACTAACTTTAATCATTCTACCATTTACTGATTTTTCTACATATTGGTCTATATCTAAATCTTCTAATTTTTGTTCTAAGTATTCTCTAATTTTTTTAGAAACTTTATAAGCACTATAAAGTGTAGCTTTAACTTCTTCTAATGTTTTTAAAGAAGGGGTAATTTGTAAATTTTTATAAATTATAAGAGCTTCCATTAACTCCTCGTCCGCCTGTATATCCAAGTCTTCAGGAAGTTCGGCATTAGATAACGAGGCTTTTAACTTTTCTTTTTCTTCGTAATTAATAAACTTAGAGCCGTAATCACAATAATGGTAGATAAAAGTAAACTCTCTAGTAGCTTTAAGTTTTTTTCTACCATCTGAATCCCCTTCACTACCTTTATCTCTTTTAACTAATTTTTTAAATTGTTTAATAGTAGTAATCCAATTTAAATTAATTTCAGCAAGACGAGTTTCGGAGTTTATTTCAAATAATTTAATTTTTGACATTTCCTTTTATTTCGTTAATATATCTTATTTTACGAAACTGAGGTTTAATTTTACCTAAGCCAAAAATATTAACAGCTTCTAAGTTACCTGACATAATAGTTTTTTTAACAAAGTTGCTTTGAACTAATGCAATTTCTTTAACTAAATTTTCAGATACACCTAGCTCTTCTACAGTTTTTTCTACTGCTAAGTAATTGGCAAGTTTTGTGGGTTTCCTTTTCTCAGACATAAATATAAGCTTATAGAAAAAGAGGAGGATATTGAAATCTCGTATTGATAGGTATTACTATGTCCGTGTATTTGTTCTACTTTATTTAAATACAAGTATAATTCAGTAAAAGTATCAAATGTTTCTTTTAGTCTAATCTCTTTCATGTGAAACCAAAGATATAATAAAAAAAGGAAGCAATCCTAAGATTACTTCCCTTAATTAAAGTTAAACTAAAATTTAACCTAATTCTTGAGGTAAAATACCCCTTAAATAATGTATTAAAGCTGTAAACATGTGTAAAGCTTTAATATCTATTTCTGATACTCCTTCTTTATACATGCCTAGTTTTTTTCTACCGTCTATTAACCAAGATACTTTTTTAGCAGGATCGGCTCTTAAGTCCGCAGCTTCTTCTAAAAGTTTTTCCTGTGTAGGCATCTCTACTTTAGTTTCGTAAACTCCTTCCAAAAATTTAATATTAACTCCAAGTAAAGGTATAATCATATCATCAAAGTCATACTCTTTTTCTGCTGCTCTATCAGTAGTAACTTCTGCAAGGTCTTCTTCCTCTTCTGCCTCTTCATCTTCTACTTTTTCTTCTGAAGGCTTTTTTACAAGACTAGGTTGCTTTTGCTGCAAGTTGTCTATATCTTCTGTTTTACTTAAAACACTTTCAGGCATATCAACTTTACCTACAACTTCCTTTTCTTCAATTTCTTCTTCTTCTTTAAGAGTTTTAATCTCTTCTTCGGTTAGACTGTCTTCTTTTAATTCTAAAACAGACTCAGGCTGTTCTGAGAAAGCTTCTTTATCTGTCGAATCTTTTTCTAAATTTTCCAATTCTTTACTGTCATTTGTTTTCATAATTCCTTTATATTTATGTTTAAAATTGTTCCTTCTTTACTGTAATTTATTGTAACTACCGCTCCTACTATACTATAAATTTGAGAAATACCCTTAACTGTGTTTTCATAAATTCGAGTATAATAAGGGGCATTAAAATAACCCAATCCGTTTAAGTTCATTTTCTAATTCTAGCTTGTTCCTTATAGTTCCTGCACTTTTAGTATAACACTGCCCGTCTTGTAGAGTTATAATATTCTCACTACTTAGTATCAGTCTAGTTTTAACCTCTTTAGTACTATCAAAAGACACGAAACGTGTAGCAGGTTCTTCTTTACTTATATTAACAAAACCTAAACTCTCTATGTCTTCTTTATCTAACCTTTTTATCCAAACAGTATAAGCTTTTAAATAAGAGTTAGGAGCTTGATCCCCTGTCCAAATATCAGAATAAAGCCTATGATGCTCTTTAGACATACCCTCAAACTTTACTCCAATTTTTAAATCATTGGCTATAGCTTCATAATGATGGTTATTATTCATAATATTTAGGATTTAATAGTTTAGGACAAACACAATCAGTTTTACCGAACTGATTTTTAATATAACTGTATACAGGCTTTTTCTGTTTGCTTATACATCTCCAAACAATACGCTGTAAAAGTTTACTATAAACAAATATTTCAAACTTTTTTTCAACCTGCCAATAACCTACTACAAAAAGCTTTTCTTTTTTTAATGCGACTTTAGGTTGTGTTGAATCAGCATCGTGTAAATCCCCATAGCTGTAAGTTCGTACCACAGTTCCTTGTATAATCCCGTTTTCCATATACTTGTTTCTCTTATTTCCTTAACATGTCTAAATTTAGTAGTTTTATTAATAACTGTGCTCCACAGTCCTTTTCTTTTAATCTCAAGGCGTAAACCTACATCTGCTATAAGACCGCTCTTGTCTGATCTTTTTTTCCACAGATTTAAACGAAAGTCAATAATATCATCTTTTAACTTTGCATTGTGCATAGCACCATACCTTGCTAAAAAATTTCTAATCTCTTCATCGTAAAAATCCCATAAACCTATTTTATTAATAATCTCGTCTTTAGCTGCTGCTATTACATCTTCTTCTAATAACTTTTGATTATCTTTTCCTACTTTAGTAGCGTTAAGTGCTACTTCTTCTTTTTTAGTTATCTTCTTTTCCATTTTCTTTAATTTGGTTACCACAACTTTCACAGTCAAAACTTTTATCTATTTTATACCTTCTTTTGTGAGGAGGATGTTCGCATTTTTTGTATTCTGATAATAAGTTACCGTATCTATCAGACTTCTCCATACGTTCTTTCTGAGCTTTAGTAGGTGGAGGAAATTTAGTATTCAATTCGTCTTTAAGTAAAGGGTTTTTTTCTAAGGTCTTTAAATAGTCTTCCCTTTTGCCCCTTTCTACTTGCTTACTTTTAGTATTATCAATAATTCCTGATGCCATTTGTTAAATTTAAATATTATTTTATAGATAATTGTCGCATTAAAACTTTTAATTCTGATTTATTTTTTACTGTACCTACAAATAAAATACTTGTTAATCTATTTTTTACATGATAAATAAATATTTTATGCTCATTATTGAACTCAAAAAAATAATGTTTAAAGGTATAAGTATCGTATTCTA